ACCCATTCTGCGACGGCATAAGAGAGATAATTATTAACATGTTCTACAATTTCGGAACGAATTTCTTCAACAGCTTCAGTTAAACGAGAATTAAATTCTTCTTCTAACTTAGCTGATTCTGCAATAATACGTGCGTTTACAGCAGCTTCAAATACAATAGTTGCTTTTTCCATTAGCTCTTCTGAGAGCTCATCACCGTCAAACATAGTGTCAATATCTTCCTTAGCGGTATATGGCTTTACGGAAGTTGGTGAAGTATAAATTGGTGAATTTTCACCGTTACCTAGAGCAACCGAGTGAGCATAAGGAGCAGAACCACCGGCATCAGCAGGGTCGCCGTTTGGGTTCATACCCTTAGCATCCGAAGGAGAAGTATGTACTTGAGCAGTTTCACCGGCCTTCTTATCTGCTGGACGAGCAGCCTTACCGGAAACGCTATTAAGACCCTTATAAATGTCATTAAGCTTATTAAGGTCCATACCAGACATCGAATTCATCAGTGCACTAAGTACTTCTGACTTTGTGGTCATATTATATGTTTCGCCGTCGCCGGTCTTATCAGCCGAGCGAGAAGTATCACCTGCATTGTGTACGTCTGCATCGTGGGAAATACCATCAGATGCTTCTTTTTCAACAATAAAGCGCTCGCTCGAGTTCTTTCTACCTGCCATAGTTTTGACTCCTTTGGAATGATTATAAACTATTTATAATTTCTTTTATTTTGATACAAGTGAATTAATATAACGCTCAAACATAACCATCTGAGATTCAGTGACTTGTCTGCGTGTCATGGTCTTTATTTCTTTTTGAATTTCTTCGGCCGCTTGAACTGCTTTCCAGTTACCATTATCAAAAACCCAATTTACATTTTCAGTAATGGCTTCAACAAAAGCAATATGTGCTGAAGGATCAGCAACAATATCAGCAGCAGTTGCTAACTGAAAATCATCACCTACCATCATAAAGCCTTCTCTATTCTTAGTCAAAGTACCTAGACCTCTTGAAGAAACACCAAGTGTTCCACCAGATTCTAGAATACCTCTAGCAATATTTCCCATAGGAGTCTCAGTAATTTTTGCACGACCAACAAAGTTAGAACCATCTTGTTCTAATCTTGTAATTAAATGTGATACTCTATCAAGATTAATACCGGGACCATCAGGATGGCCTAGTTCTCCATAAGCACGATTATGCTTGATATAATTTTCATTATATCTTGCAACTTCTTTAGCAAGAACGCGACTCTCATAGATACGACCATTACGATTAGGCTTATCGCCCATAAGAAATGGACCTTCAATGAATAGATCCTTCTTTCCAGACTCTGTAGATTCTTTAATAATCTTAACGTCTGTAATGGATTCGCAGATAAGTTTCATTAGTTTTGATCTCCTCTCATAGTAAGAGGTGCACCTACTTTATGCTTATCAACAATATTCTTTAAACCTTTACTCATTGGCTTATAAGATTCAGTCTTCATTTCACGACCTTGTTCTGCATCAGGTGCACTATCATCGGTCTTATCTTTATCTGACTTATTTCCACTATTTGTAATGGTTTCAAATACTTGATCTAAAGAATCTTTAATTTCAGTAAGCTGACCCATGATATCGCCATCTAGTTCTTTATCATCTAGACTATCATGAAGTTCTGCCGCTTGCATTGCAATCTTTTCAAGTACATCTTTTGTTTGAGTAGAACCACGGCTATCTGGATGTACATGACCAGCATCTACTTGAGACTTATCAATAGTACCACCACCTACTGATGATGAACCTGCACCAGGATTATCTGATGTTGCACCATCCATAGATTCACCCATGGCAGTTTTTGTAGCAGTGGCATACATAACATCCTTGGCCCGCTCGCCATAACGCTTCTTGAAACCGGCTACTTTAGTTTTCATAGCCTTGACAATCTTTTCACGACGCTCTTTTTGCTTAGCAGTCATGTGTTCTTCATCGACATTCTTTGGTTCGACATTAGCCTTATTTGTCTTATCGGTTTTACGAGTCTTATCCTTAGTAGTATTACCTTGATGTGTAGCATCTTCTTGATCTTCATGATCGCAATAGTTTACATCATTGGTCATTTCTACTTCGTGCTTGTCGAAGAATTTTTTTTCGCCATCAGCGAAACGCTTCTCGCCCTGAGGATTGAGCTCATAAGCCGGCTTAAAAGGTTTTGAACTTCTTGGTTTAGTCATCTGTTTCCTCGGGCTCTGAATTAAACATTTTATCAGCAACTTGAGCTTTCATGTCTTCAAGTGCACTGCCGACCTTATCAAACATAATAGTATTCAATGCGTCTTTTGCATTGAGAAAATCTTTACCTAAAATAAAGTCTACAAGATCATCTGCTGTATAATCGTCCATAATATTCTCCTATTATTTTATTTATCAAAAATTACTCGGAAGTCTTTCCGGTACTTTTCGTGTGAATGTTTTGTTTTTTCTATGAACAGTTGTTGTTTTAAATGCTTGCTTTGCTTTAGGTGCTTTATGATCTTCAGATTGTGCAGGCTCAGCAGAAGCATCTCCACCCTGTGACTGTTGATCACCACCTTCTGCATCTTCACCACCAGCATCTTGACCAACCATACCTTGTTGTGCTGCCATCATTTGTTGTTGACGCTCTAATTCTGCAGGCTTCTCAGCATCAATTTCTGTCTTCATAGCTTCACGATCTTCATCAGACATCATCAGAATATTTTTCTCGATCCATTCTCTAGAGTAATATACTCCCACAAATGGTTCTATCTGTTGAAGAGTTGTAAGTCTTTCACGAAGAATTTCTGCATCTTTAAGTTCACTGAAGTAATTATCTTGATTGAAGTTAAAGTGAATCTTATTCTTGAACTGTTCCCACTCATCAAGAGTACAAATACCCTTAAGTACTAATTGCTTTTCAAGAGCTTGCAAGAATAATTGAGCAAATCTTAAACGAAGACGACCAATGAACTTTTGGAACTTAAGTTCATCTTGAGTAATTTCTGCTGAACGACCAATATTAAATCCTGACTGATCAGAATTAATTCTTGACATAGGAACATTAAGTGACTTGAATAACTTCTTTTCAAAGTACATAACATCTGAAAGTTCACCAAGATTCTGACCAGAAGGCAAAGTCGAGATTTCAGTACCACGACCACCTTCACGACGAGGTAGCCAATAATCTTCAAGCATGGTCATGAACTTACGGTCATCTCTAAGATCACCGGTTGTAGCATCATAGACTAAACGATTCTTATGCTTAGTCATCATATCTTTTACATATTGCTCAGCCTTCATCTTAGGAAGGTTACCTACATCGATATAGAAAATACGACGTTCAGGTGCACGAGAAATACGATAGATAACAGTTGCATCTTCAAGAATACGTAGTTGGTTAAGAGGTTTGATTGCTTTATGTAGATATCCTAGGACTAAACGATTATCCTTATCCATGAGCCCGGATGTGACATGGAGGATAGAATCTTTAGCAATTCTCAGACCTTGGTTATCCATACCTGTAGCACTGGCACCACGGAAACCACGTTCATTATACATATAGAATTCATCAGTGGTTATGTTAATAAAAACATTTCCACGGCGTTCTCTTTTAATTGTTCTAATTTTTCTGATCTTACGAGGATCAATATATCTAAGTTCTTGAATACCAGCACGAGGATTGTTTTCATCAATCATCACGTGATAAGACAAACGGCCATCAACATACCATCTGCGGAAAATTTCAAATCCATAGTTATTGATGTTTAATAATTCAGCAATAAGATTCCATTCATCACTAATCATATCCTTAATATTATCTGACAAATCTAAATTGTCTAGATTAATATCAACGATTTCTTTATTGCCATCTTTGACAATTGCTTCATTTACAATTTCGTCAATGGCACCTTCACATTCTGGTTGCAATGACATTTCTCTGTATTTTGCTACGAGCTCGGCTTCAGTCTTAGCTGAACCTTCTAAGTCTAGATAAGTACCGTAAGCACCACCAGCAGATACAGTTAAGGCCCCGTCATCTACCTCTTGAATGGCAAATGACGGGATATCCTTATCTTCATTACTTCTTTTAATCTCAAAGCCAAATAGCTGAATAGCCAAATCATATACTCCTAAAGTCGACGTATACTATATATTATCCTTGATTGCCGATACTTCCTGTAACGCCAGAATCGAGCACCCAATTATCATATTCCCAATCGACTACGAACTCTTCGATACGGTCAGTTCTATCCCAGCCAAGATCAATGGCTTGAATTCTACCTGGATATAGACCTTCAAATCTATATGTACGGAGTTCATTTC